GCCCATCTCATAAATGCTAGTTCATAGCTTGATCTGTATATAGCACTTGAACCAAAAAACTTTTGTTTGTTCTTTGGTATAAATAATCCCTGTTTGTATCTAGAGTCACGCTGTAGCATTGTTATGTTTATTCAATTTGTATAAAGAACATAGCCGGGTCACTATCAACCTACAAAAAACATTGGTGGGTCCGCGTCAAATCCAGCAACTGCTCCGGTATATAATCTTTCTTCTAATGCTGTTTTTTCTTGTGTACCTTGCTGTAATAAATCAGATGCATTAAATGTTTGACCACCAAATAATGTCAACCCTCCATATTTACCTCTAACCTGACCAACACATATTTTAGATAATGCGAGAGCATATTGATACACCCATATTTCTTTAATAATATCTTTTAATGGTCGTTCAACATAACATGATATTAATCCATAATACCTTGTTGAGCTACTCGGTTGTGGAAACAATTTTAAATATTGTGTACGGTCATTAAATTCCCAAGATTGTCGTAACGCTAACATTTTCGAACGTGTGTTCATCCAATTTTTTAATGTGTACCAACTTATCAAGTCGAAACCATAATTGCCCATTGCGTAACTAAAATATGTTTGCTGTGCTAATGTCTGTTCAATTGTAAAAAGTGTGTTAATACCATTTGATGAACCTTCTTCAAATTCCGTAACAGCAATCACTTTTCTGTAATCCATAACATCATAATCAAACATATTGTTGTATGTATTGACTGTATGATTGACTGTTTCAGGTGCTGCGCATGCTCCAAATGTAGTAAAATTAGGTAATGTTGATTGAACAAAAAGTGCTGATAAATTTATTGTTGATAATGTTCGATTAGTAGAAAAACTAGAAATTGCATTATTATATGTCAATTTATCCAAAATTTGATTTTGTGTTAATCCATTTGTAAAGATACTTGATAGATTTGGTAAAAGATTAAAATAACTTACATTTACAGAAGATGTTGCAATATAAACTGAAGCAGGGGTTGAAATATATGTTGCAGTATCTAATGAAGTTGTATTATGTGCAACTTTTGCAGTTTCACTTAAATTTGTATTTGCTAACGTATATAAAATATCTATTCTAATTCCTTTATTACGTTCATATAAATCAGAATCAAAAATTAAATATTCTTTAGTATAACCTGCAAACTTAGTAAACATTTCACATGCAATAGAAATGTTTTCAAATAATTGGTCTTGATGTATTTCAACAGACATCAAAGGTGCCCCAAGAGCTCTAACAATTCTATCACCTAAACGTCCAAAGCAATCTATTTTACTATTTAGATTGGTACTTTGAAAAGCTGAAACTGGAGTAATTGAGCATGACATATATGTTTATTTATTGTGTGGGTGGAGCTGCTTCTGGTGTAGCTTCTACCGCTGGTGCACCTTCTACCGGTGCTACTTCAGCAGGTACCCCTTCTGGTGCAGCCTCACTACCAGTTGCAGCTGGACCGCCCGTGAATCCTGGTGGTAACCCACCGCCACCTCCACCTCCACCTCCACCTACTGCTTCACCACCACCGCCGCCGCCACCAGCAGCGGCCATAGCATTTTGTTGCCAATTTGGTCCCCCAGCTTCAATTTGAGCTAACTCCCATGAGAATGCTTTATCTTTACGTAAGAATTCACGATTTGCTTTAATATCTAAATCGTTCCAATTCATAAACTTCTTAAGAGCATATGTCGGGGAAATATTTGCATTTTGTGAAATATTGTTATAGTTATTCACTTTTTGTTCAAGTTTTTGTGATTCTCTTAGTTCATAGAAATTAGTAGGTACATTAAACTTGATATCAATATACTGTTCTTTTAAATTATATTGCTTCCATAAACCTTTTAATTGTAAATGTGTAATAAATCCATTTTTAATACCTTCCGCAAACTGTTGTTGTATACGAATAATAAATCTTGCGAATTTTAATTCTTCACGTAACATATCTGCACCGTCACGGAATGCATCATCTGGGTCTAATCGAGTTGTCGGTACCTTTAATGATTTGTATAATTTTTTAACAAAATACATTAAATCTGTTAATTCACCAAGATTTTGTCCACCAGCTAATTGTATAACATCTGTACCTTCTGATCCTGCCCGTTTTGCAAACCAAAAACTATCCAACATTGACTGTGGATTAGATTTTTGTACTGGACCACTCTGATTAACATCGAATGTTTTACTTGACCAATATTGCTGCATCAATTTACGTAAATATGCTTCTGCTTTGGGTGCTGGCATATTACCCACATCAACTTTAAACACCAAACGTTCTGGAGCACGAACTAACCGATAAATTACAATTGAATCTTCAATCATACTCAATTGCCGATATGCACGACGACAATTTTCTAAAAACGGTAATCTCATCGTTTTATTTTCATTCCACGTATGTGAATTAACATACGTGATTTGATTTTTATCCATTGGGATATATTCAGTACCAACTTGCTTTAGTGGGTTATTTGGATCAAATTTTGGTTTACGATATAAGAAACCTTTGACCATTATATTTTGTATATTTGAATATACTGGGTCAATTAATTCCGTCGGAACTTGTATAATGCCAAGTATACCTTCTTCAGTATGATCTTTATGTATAATATGCTCCCAATAAATTTCACCTTCTACAAGTAACTGTCTAAAATACTCCCAACCTTTATGTTCAAAATCAAAATATTGAATGTACCTATTAAATTCATTCAACAACAATTGTTTTTCTGTATCTTTTAAATCAATATCTCTTGAATTTAATTCAGCACAATATCCATTTTGATTGATATTAATTGTTTCATCACAAATTTCATCCAAAGCATCAGCTACTTCAGCAAATGCCGCCATTACTCTATAATCACGTATGCGTGCTGGTTTATCCTTTTGGATATTTGCATACATAATATCATTATATCTACGGTCAGATGACATTTGACCCATAGATTGATTATTGTAATCAGATGATTGGGTTATAGAATTTCGTGATAATGCTTCAGCACGATGTGAACCTATTTCATCAAAATATTTGTATTTGGGGTTAAGAGAGTCAGTTACACTCGCTATTGTAGCCCCGGAATATGGCAATTTTTGCGAAATGTAATTCATTAACTCTCTTCCAAAAGTAGAAGATCTACCGTCATCAGCAACGTTGTTCATTATGTGTATTTATTTTATCTGATCAGAATAACTACTGCTTACTCAATTGAATTCCGGCATTTTTTGTAGAATCCCACCCCGCTTGGTTGATTACAACGATATCAAAATTACCATTTGCTGTTAATGCTGGCAATGTTAATGAAATAATATTCGGTGTAAGTAAGTTGTAATTTGTTGTTGGTAAAATATAACCTGATACAGTTGGGTAATGTGCAAATTGTAAACTTGTTAAGTTTTGATAGAAATTTGTTACATTACTACTTAGTAATATTGAAGTTGTGTATTGTAACATTTTACCTTGCAATGTTATTAAACCACCACTATTGTTTTTAGTTATAGTTAAATTATTTTCAACTGCATACGGATTGTTTAAAAATGCAAAATAAAGATAACTTAATTGAGGTGCAGCTGAAATACTAATTGTTTCAGAATTACTTGATAACGCAACATTATATGCTGATAATGAATTATATTCATCATATCCAGTAAATTTACCTGTATTACCAAATCCAGTAACTGCATAAAAATTACTATTAATAAAGAAAATATTTTTATATGGGTCATTTGGTACATCTGGAAACAACCAACCTTTGATTGTAAAGCTAGTTTCAGCATTAATCCGTGGTTTTGTGTTAGCTGCTTGTTCAAGTGGATAATCTAACGAAATATTACCATTCCATAGTACTTCTGATCGAATTTCTTGTATATAACCTATACCGAACTCTTCAGGTAATTTCCATGAAATGATAATATACGGGTTACTATATGGTATAAAATTTGATAAAATTTGATCCATATCAGTTTGATATTCAGTTAATATAGACATGTTAACTGTTATATTAACTGGCACTGGCATCCCAACTTGCCTTGTATACTTTACATCTTGTTTGTTGTAATTGGTAGTCTCTGAATGATAAAACCCTTCAAGTTTATTGAATACTCTAGTTTCGTCTCTCGAAATAGTGGTAATATTAACAGCAATAACAGGTAACGTTAAATTTTGTGCTTTATTAACTATATCAAATAATACTTTTTCTTTAGGTGAATAAACATACCGTACATTTATTTTTGATTTTTCAACACGATTTTTATCGAACCGCCCAATAACAACATCATCAAATGCTGCTACAAACTGAATCAGCATATCTTTCAGTTCAAAGTAAAAAGGTCGTTTAATCATTTCGTCTAATTATATTTAGACGAATCTATCAATGAAATACGTAGGAAGTTTAGATTTATTAGATAATATAGCATCATACACACAACCATCTAAGATATAAGTTGTACAATAATCGTCTTTCGATCTTACCCCACGACCACAAGCTTGTATTAAGTTTGTTAACATTTTATCTAAATACCATGTTGGATCAAGTTTGAATAATTTTTTAATACGTTCATTACCTAATGGTAAATAAGCAGCTTTTACAATAATTTGAAATCTAGCAAGATCATCTTTTAAATCTACACCGAAACTTAAAGATGGACTTA